CTCAGCAAAGCACAGGGAAGAACTGGGAACACCCTTGCCGCAAGCTGGTTCCGTTAAGACACGGTTTCCTTGTCAAGATGACTACTTGTTAGTAGCCCAAGCCGTCACCTTTTTAGCAGCCGCAGGTGCAGCGGCCTTAGTCGCCTCTCCAACCGGCTTAAAATCGACGATCTTGTTACGCGGCTTTTCAACGTCCTTCTTATCAACGTCCAGCTTAATCGCCATCGGCTTGTTATAAAACTCCGCGCTCTTCTGAAAAGCAGCAACGTTCACAGCCTCAGCCAGCTTACGAAGCTCGGCATGGGCGATGCTCGTGGCCTGCTCGCTCTTGTTCCACAGGTTCATGTTGTGGAAAACAATGCGCCCCTTGTGCTCGCCGTCCACAATTTGAAACTTGAGGCTCATGTAAGCACCGTCGCCAGCTTTGGTTTGCTTCTTTTCAGAATCAACAATAATGGCGACGTACATGCCGGGCGGCAAAACGGAATACTCCGGCGATTCAGGCAGTTTGGCGGTTTCGTAGGTGGTTCCAAAATCAACAGACATGTTTCTTACTCCTTGTTTTGGGCAGTCACGAACGCCTCGTAAAAGGCATCCCATGACAGTTCAAGCGGGCCATCAATACCATAACGGTTTCCGGCCACGATTGACGGCGAACCGCTGGTGAACAACACACGTTCACCTCCCACGGCCTTGGTCAATTTCTTATTGCCAGCGTCCTCGCTCTTTGTGAACACGCGAGGGCCAGCGTAAAACAGGCAATCCGTCCATTGTTCCAAAAGCTGGGCGCACTTTTCGTTAAGCGTCGGGCAGAAGCGCGAGTAACTTTGCGTCGTCGGATCATCAAACTGGCGCTGCATAGCATGGCCGACCAGAATGACAATCATGTTCCGCTCGTTGCGAATCATGTCCAGCTTGCCCAGAAACTCGCTGAACAGGTTTGCCGCTTCGGCATAGCCCTTGCCATAACCAATGTCGGCCACGGTTTTCTTGTGCTCCTTGCGGGCCACATAGTTTTGAATGATGCGCTCCAATGCGGTGGCGCTATCCAGAACCAGCGTCTCAAAGTTGTGCGGCTGTTGATAAACCGCCATCAAAGCCTCGTCAATCTGCTCAAGAGTTTGCAGTTGCTCACCCGGAACGCGAGCGACCTTGACGTTTTCCGAACCATTCTCCAAATCAAGGAAGATGGGATTCGGAGCCTGCGAGGCAAACGTGGATTTACCAATCTTTGGCTGGCCGTAAATGGCAATCCGGGGTGGGCGCGCTACAAGCGCGGGTTTAAGTTCGGTAAGGTTAATCATTGCTTTCCACCTTGAAAGTAGGCTTAGACGCCTTAATGGTCAGAGCCTGGTTAATCTTCGCCAGTTGGTCGGCGGGCATGGTTTCCATCAGTTTGTTGTCCGGCTTCCACTCAGCGCGGAAGGGCCAGACGTCAACCTCACCAGAGGCGCGAAGCTGAGACAGCATTTCCTGGTCGTATTTCTTATCCAGCTTTGTTACAATGGTAAGTTGGTCGTCGATATGGTTGGTACCGGTTTCTCGGAGACGGTCACGCACAAGCTGAAAAATCTCCAACTCGACCTCAACGCGAGCCTCGTTAGCGGCATGTTCCGCCTGCTTGTGCTGAATCCAAAGGCGTTTCAGTTCTTCCAGTCGTTCCATTTTTTTGGTGTCCTTGTTTGTTTAACTTTGTAAGGAAGTGTATATGTGCTATAAAGAAGGTGTCAACAACTTTTGAAAGGAAAAATTATGATCAAGGAAAAGCTGCTTAACATGACACAAGCATCAAAGTTTATCGGCATCAGCCGTGCGACGTTGTACTCCCTCATCAAGAAGGGCGCTATCCCGGAACCCAAAATTATTCTTGGTCGCAAGTACTACCACATCGACACTTTGAAAAAAGTTGCTATGATATAAGAGCGTGAGGGGTAGCGGCTGGTAACTGGCCGTAGGTGTCCCGTGTTTCACCTCCTTTCCCCGACCATGCCGCCAGCCGAAAGGCTGGCGTTACAGTTTGCCAGTCCAGCGACCGCTTTTATCCAGCTTCATTTGCACCAACTGGGGCACGCCCTGACGAATGACCGTGCAGCCCAAGGCGACGGGCTTCCCCGTGTGGTACGCAAACGCAGGCTTGCTCAGGTCAACTAAACAGCCACCGTACCCACCCCATACAAGGTGATGGCCCCACCGCCCTTGCAGTATCTCAAAGCGGCTGTGTTCGTGGCCCATCATCACGCAGACAGGCTCGCCACGGAATACGCTCTCGCTCACCGCCTCGTTAAACGCCTTCATGGCGCCGCCCTTGGCATGGGTCTTGTCGCCGTGCTTGAACACCACGTTGTCCACCTGGTGCGTCTCGCCAAACAGCCAGCCTTCGGGGGCCTTGAGAATATCCTTGTACGTCGGGCACAGTTGGGTCGGGCAGTTGTGGGCGATGAACCGCCGAATCATTCTGTCCATGTGGTTCGACGATGTGCAAAGCACCTCTGGGAAGATGGCAAACAGCTTGTTCGCCTCAGCCCGCAGCAGGTCTAGCTCGGTGTCGGCGTTCGGTGCGCTGGGGTGCAAGCCGTGAAAGTTCGCCATGTGAAGGTCGCCCTCGTCGCCGTTGCTCACCACCACGTCGGGCTTGCACCAGTCGCGCACGTCTTTCAGGAAGTGTAGCGCATCGGGATGTTGGAAGGGCATGTGAAGGTCGTTGAACACAAGGATGGTGCGGGGCGCGTCGCTCTGCCGCTTTTCACGCTCGCGCACGGTATCTCGGCGGTTGGCGCACTTCCTGCACGCGCTGTCGTGGCGGCCTCGGTCTGGGCGGAAACGGAAACGATCTATTGGAAGCCACTCATTGCACAGCCTGCAAACCTGACCGTCTACGCCCGTCGTCAACGCCATGGAGGTTTAGCCCCTCTTTTTGGTTATTGTATACACACGTCGTCAAACCAATCAATATCTTCTTCGTCGGCGGTCACGAGCACCTGACCGTCCAGCGTCCACAAAAAGAAAACGCCCTGTTCGTTGGCGTGCAACTGAACAGGGTCGTTGGGGTCGTAAATAAGGAACGACTTAAACGGTTTGTAGAATGGTGCCTTCATCTACTTCTGCGCCTCCGTCTAAACACGATTAGATACAGGTTCGTCACCGCACCAGAAACAGCGCCCCACCATCCTCCAAAATAGTTACCGTTGTATTTACCAAAGTAGCTCACGTTACATCCTTGGACGTGACCGTGCGGTTGCCACCGCTAATCGTGGCGACCAATCGGTTTTTGGTTCCGTCCTGCGATTTAAACGTGACCGTAGCGCCTTCCATGCCGGTGGCGTCGCCAGAGGTAACAGACAAGATCAGCTTCAAGATTTCCTCAGCCGTCATGCCGTCCTCGATAACGGTCGTCCACGGGTTGCCTGCGCTGCCTGCGTCGTTGAGCTTTTCGCCCATCGTGCCAGCCGCGTTGTAAGAAGTGGCCTGGGCTTGCCATACCTCCTGAGCAATGTCAAACGCAGAGGGTCTTGCGCCGGCGTCAAGGGTAGCCGACATTCTCCCAGCCGCCGTGATGTCGGCGTCTATGAAGCCCTCCCCCGCAAACGTGGCCGAACTGGTGTAGGCCATGTTCGCGCCCGGCGACATACTGCCCTCGCCCGTGAGCGTGGCTTCCATCTTGCCCGCCGCTTGGATGGACGACGTGAACGCGCTGCTACCCTGCAAGCGGGCCGAGATGCGGCCAGGCTCAAAGGCGAGCTTGATGGCGTTGAGGTTGGAGTAACCCTGCGGAAAGCTGACTTTGGGGCCGAACGCGATGCGGTTGGCGAGCGACCAGCCGTGCCGTGACTTGGCGTCCATGAAGCATGAAAGAGCGCCCCCGCTTAGGAACTTGAGGTACGCCCCGCTTGCGATGTTGTTAGCTATCAACATTCCAGTTATCCGCAACAAACTGCGCCAAGTTGGCTAGTTCTTGCGCCTCCTCTTGCGAGCTGATGCGGATGTAGCGGCCCTCTGCCTTTTCAATGGCAATGACCGTCCCAGAGTTAAACGGAGGTTCAAATTCTGGAAGGTCATTAATAACCATGATCAACCCCACGCCGTGACGAGTCGGCCCGTGATGATTTGGCTGGCCGTCAGCGCACCGCCGATGTTGACGAACAGGGCGAGACACGCATCGTCGTCGATGGGCGGCAAGGCGGGCAGTTGGCTCAAGAACTCGCGCTCGCCCGCCGTGTTCGCGGCGACCAACGGAATCTCGGCGATGGGTCGGTGCAGCACGAGGCTCACGGTGCCCGTCGTGCCCGACGCGATGGTGTAGCTGTTCAGTTCACGCACGCCCGCGTCGCCCGCCGCACGAATCATGTACGGGCTGGTAAGTTGGCCAGCCGTACCTCCACCGAGGAACGCACCGACGGGGAGCGAGTTGGCCGAAGAGGCCACGGTTCCCGTGCGCGAACCTGTGCCGCCGCTGTTGGTGTAAGTGACCGTAAGCGTAGGGGTAGCAGCACCCAACGCACCGTTGACGATGGCTGAGCACTCAACGCCGATGCCGTTGTTGTGGCGGGTCGGTTTGGCCGCGCCGTTGTTCAGCGTTGTCGGTGTGCCCGTGACGACGCACGAGGGGTAAACGTAGAGGATGTCGGTAAGCAGGATGGTGCCCGGCACCGCCGTCGTGGCGGGGGTCAGGGCAAGCATCGACATCAGATGCTTGGTGTCCGGCGATACGGTGGCGTTCGTTTGCGGTAGCGCCCCGGTCGTGGCCGACGAGTATGCAACGCCCACGCCCGCCGTACCCGACAGCGACCCGGTGCCGCCCGTACCCGTAGCGGTAAAGGCCTCGTGCCACCGGCCCGCTACCGAGGTCGCACCGGTTTGGATGGTGCGGATAAACGGGATGCTGTTGCGCTGGCCTGCGGCCATGCTCTGAACAATATCGTCGATGCCAATGAAAGCCATGTTTTACTGCTCCTGCACCACAAGCGTCCCGGCGTCGAACTCGGGGCGGATGTTGAGGTTGATGACAAGCGACGAGTTCAGCGCAGCCGTAGCGATAACCGTCCCGGTGCTGCTGGCGTTTTCACCAAGGGCGACGTGCGTGATGGTTTGGGGGAGCGTGCCTCCTGTGGCGATGCCGAACTGGATGAGGGCCGCGTTGCTCGACGAACCGCTTGACGCAGCGGTGAACGCGCCGCTTGAGTTGCGCGTCAGAGCCACGCGAGCGTAGCCAGTGTAGTTCGCCTCGTTCGTAGTTTGGTTCCCGCCCAGCCCGACCGCGCCGGTGTGCAGGCTCAAATACAGGGTCGAAGCCCCGTCCCACGACGGAGCGACGTTGCGAAGCATGTAGTTCAGTACATCATTCGCCGACTGGGTGGTTTTACTCGCCATGGGTTATTCCCCCAGCAGCTTCTTGATTTTTTCACGGGCATCAGCCAGCTTGGCTTCCTCAGCTTGACGGTCGCGCTCAATCGACTTGACGATCTTTTCGGCGGCAACCTTAACGTCGGCGGCTTTTTCCTCGGCCTCCTTAACGGCCTTCTCGGCTTTCTCAAACAGGTCATCGGCCTCAGCCTTTTTGACCTTGGCAGCCGAAAGAATTTCCTTCGCTTGCTTGCCAGCTTCCTTCGCTTGCTTATCAGCTTCGGCGGTGATGGCGACCATCTGATCTTGCAGCTTGGCAATCTCGTCCTTAATCGCGTCGCGCTCAACGGTGAACTTGGCAATCTGGGCCTCAATATCTTCCAGCCAGTCGGCACGAGTGGCAATCGCCTCAATGGATTCTGCCGCTTCCATCAGGGGGCGCAGGAAACTAATAACCTTGGCAGCGTCTTTGTGCAACTTTGCAGCTTTCATGTTACTTTCTCCCCACAAGGATAATAGTCAGGCTTTGATTGATACCGCCGCCAGAAAACTCAGGCTTAATGGCTTGAGTGTTTTCCAGGATTTGCTCAATCTTGGGGCCGGTAAACGACAGGACGTTTTGATGCGGGTCGTTCAACGCCTCGTAAGGGGCCACGCCATTCTCGTTGGTGCCCTTCATCTGAACGGTCGCGCCGTCAAACACGCCAAAAACTTGCACACTTCGATCCGAATATTCTGCGAAGAACGTGGGGTCGCAAGTGTCGGCAGCCGTCACGTTTTCCCATTTGACGCGGACAACGCCGGTGCTCATCGACTCGACGCGGGTAGGATTAATAACAGCCATGGTCAGCCCTTCTTCTTTATAAATTGTTCCAGCGGGCGGAAGCCAAACCAGAAAGCAATGACCCCACCAATAATATACCAGTCGTACTCTTGAAGTTCAATGCCATTTGCGCGGGCATAGACGTACCACGAGAACACGCCAAGGGTGGTCAGCGGACGCACCAGCCCACGGGCAATGTCAACCACGGGCAAGTTGTAGCTGGCCTTGTCGTGGTCGCGGGCGTTCTGGATCTTCTGCTCTTCCAGCTTCGCATGCTCAAGCAACACTTCCTTGGCACGGGTGTCGTTCAGCACAAAGTCGGCAAAATTGTCCAGCGTTTCGCGGACAAGACCGCCCTTTTCCTTTCCAGCAAAAAGGTCAATCAGCTTGGGAAGCGCAGCAGTAGCAAGTGCAATAAGCGGTGCCATTAGTAGCTCCAAACGGTTGGGCGGTTGGGGAATCCGGCAGGGGCGTCCAAGTCATCGAGATGCAGGAAACGAGAACCACGGGGGCCTTTCTGCGAAATGCCCAACCCGGTAAAGCCCAGCCGCATGGCAAGGCGCAGAACATGGTACGCATCGCTGCCATTTACCAGCAAGTCAACGGCTCGCCCCGTTGTATGCGGCCCACGGTCGCCCGTCGAAGAAACCGCCGCATTGTGCTCCGGGCAGCGCCAGCCCGACGAAATGGTAAGCGGCTTGCCATAGGCCTCTCGAAGCGCGTCCAGCTTTTTGACAAAGTGCATGTCCATCTGCATCGACGCGTTCATGGGGCGCGCCGAATGGTAGGCGCATTGGCAATCAAACTCGCTCGGCGAAAAGTGCTTAATGTCTTTCCATGTCATTTTGCCAAGGCCGCCCATGCCGACTTAGCGAACGCAATGAAAACCGAGGCAAAACCTCCAACGATGGCGGCAACGCCAGCCAGATAAGCGCGGTCGTTGGAATAGCGGATGTTAATGTTATCCACCTTTTCGTTCACCGAATCTACCTTATTCTCAATGCGGGCAAACTTGTCCTCGATGATCCGCTGCAAGGCCAGAAGGTCGCTCGTTTGCATGTTCATTCCCTCCCCAGTCTTTTCAGGACATCGCTCGGCACCATGTAGTTGGCCCGGACGAATTGCTCAATCATCTCGGCCCGCAGTTCAAGCGGGTTCCAGTACTGCATGTTTACCCATCCTTTTCCTCGGACAAGTTGGGCGATACGGTAGGGGAGGCAGAAAAGCCAGCTGGCCGCGTAGAGAATGGCAAAACCAAGCACCCAGAGCCGACGCCAGTCAAGGACATGCTGGTATTCATGAGCAAGAAGCGCGTGCTGCTCAACGGTGTCGAGAGCGTCCCACTTAGCGGTGTCGATGTGAATGCTGAACGGTGTAGCAAATCCACGTCCCCAAAGGAGACGGTGAAAGTGAACTTGTACACCATTGTAAATCATTCAGGCTGCTCCAGTTGTTCAGGAGTAGGCTGGGGAATGGGCAAGTCCCACTTAGCAATAAACAAACCGTTGCCGTCCGAGTTGTCTTGAAGAACAACCGGGCCGAACGGCCCGATGGCATCCGCGTGACCGTTCTGGGCAAGGTACAGTTTCAGGGCTTCGATGTTCATTTTAGGCCACCTTGTAGATGTCAAAGTAGTTCATGGCGCCAGAAGCAATAAGGTCAGCAGACGAGGCCGCTTCAACGTAAACGTAGATTTCGATGTAGTCGCTAACCGACAAATCCTCAAGCGTAGAAATCTGAACACCAACAACATTTGAGCTGCTTGTGTGCGAAGTTGAATATCTATGTACAGAGCCATTTTTATAAACGGCAATATAAAACATTTCCGCATCGGCAATCGTAGCGCCAGTCCATCCCGCCGAAGCGCGAATGAAATACTTGCCACCCTGTCCAGAAGGAACAGTAAAACGGTAATTGGTCGTCGGGTCGTAGGCGTTGGCTGTATCAAACAATTCGGTGCTGTAAGGCACTTTCGTCCAAGACGCCTGCGTAACGGTAAGGCTAGAACCGCGCTCTGCCTTGGCGTTAGGCGTTCCGCCACCACCAGCAGGGGCGGCCCAGATAGGCGCGTTACCTGAGCCTTGGGCAGTCAGGACGTGGCCGTTGGTTCCGGTCGTGTCAAGCTTGGCAAGAGTGGCGGCCCCGTTGTTTATTTTAGACGTAGTTACGGCGCTGGTATCAATCGTCAGCACCGTCCCCGACGACGATGCGACAATATCGCCATAGTCACCATCTGCAATAGGGCCGCCAGCGGGGCCGATAGCGCCCTGCGTACCGGACACGCGAATCGTCCAATCGGCATGCGTACCTGAGCCACCGACGTTGGTGGCAACAACCAGAAGCGACGTGCCGCTATAGGTCGAAACGTATCCATGAATATAGTTCGCCGGGTTGGCATCTGACGTAATCAGAAGCCAGGTTCCGGGCGTAAAGGACTTGCCGGACTGCGTCGTGAACGACTTGCCTCCCGTACCAATCGAAATGCTCGTGGTGCTGGTTCCGGTCAGGTTTGCAGCACTAGCTGCCGCAGCGGATGCGCTTGCCGAAGCCGCGCTGGCAGAAGCCGACGCAGCGGCAGCAGAGGCGGCAGTAGCGGCCACGTTGGCGTCCGGGTCGCTGTCGCTGTTCACAAACCCATTTTGCGCCGCGTCATAAACCAGCACGCGGCGATCTTCCGGCGTCTCAAGAATCGACAGCTTCGTGGTGTCCACATTCGACGTAAGAGCAGCGCGTAGGGCGCGGCCCACATCACGAACATTCTGCTTCAGAATAGCAAAGTAAGATGCCGATTCCAGATTAAGCGCATCGCGGCTCAGTTTGCCGTTTGCCGGGTAGTCCGCCGTGCGCTCCGCAGGTTGATGGCCCGCAATCACAACCACGTCGTCCAGCGCCAAGCCCGTGCCAAACACGACGTTAGCGCCACCGGTTTGCTGAACGGCGCTAACGGTGTAATCGGTGGTCAGGGTTTTTAGAACGCCGTTGACGTGAACCTTCAGGTCGGTCTCGGCCTTAATCCAAAAATTAAAAGCAAAAGAAGTCTGTCCAGCCGTGGACACAATCCGAACGAGAGGGGGATTCGGGCTCACGACAGTAGACATATCGTCCTCTTCTTCTTATTAAAACAAGACTATCACTTCTTGGCCTTGGTGGGAATATCCAAAATCTCCTTCGTCCCTGCCTCAAACTCGTCGAACAGGAAGCGCAAGGCAAAATGGTTTTGGAAAGGAAGAAGGCGGCGAAAAGCCTTAATATCCGCCTCGGAAAGCTCGGTATCCGTCAACCCTGCCGCGCCAAAAGCACCGACCGTAGAGGCCGCCTTTGCGCCATATCCAATCGTCGGGCCAGCCAAAACCTCGGTCAGACTGCGGTTCCGATAGCGCGTGTTGGCTTCCTGCCCCATAACAGCCGACAGACCAAGACGGCCTTTCGAGATGGTTTCAAGCGTGTTGTTCGCCTCAAACGGCAGGGCCAGAACGCCGGAGCGGTCGATGCCTTCCTTGATCCAAACGGCAGGGTCGTCCGAGATTTCCTTGCCGTTGATAAGCTGGTTGTAAGCGTACACTAACGAGCCCAGCCCGGTAGTGGTGACAATGCCCTGCAAAACAGCCATGTCACGGCGCTGGCCGGCCCAGACATTCGTGCGCTGGTAAGAGGCAAAGGCAAAAGACTTGAACTGCATGATGGTCTTGCCAAGCTCAGACGACATGAACAGCGGAGCATCGCCAACGCCGGGGGTCACGACAATGGTATCCACCTCGCGTTGCAAAGCAGTGCGGAACGTGGTCAGCGCCCCAGAGTCATCCCAGTCCCCGGTGTTGGGCAGGTAAACCCCGTCTTTCATCTGGCCGTATTTCTTAAACTGCTCAGAAAGACGCTTTGCCATGGCTCGGTCAATGCCAGCGGCGGCCAGCTTTTCAATGTCGCCCTTGCCAAGTGTGGCGTAGCTCTCCGCCAGCTTAAACATCTTCGACATGCTTACCATACCGGCAAACTGCTTCAGCGCCGCGTTCATGTGGTTCATTCCCGTCAGCGTACCGAACTGGCTGGCTGCATACGAAACGCCGCGCTCAAACTTTGAACCGCGCCCATAGTCGTCGGTAATGTCGGCAATCGCCATGGCTCGGCTGTCCATCACCACGTCAAGCGCGGTTCCGGCCAGCTTAATCTCTTCCATAGCCAAGCGGGCGGTCTTGAAGTTTTTGATCAGCGGAACCAGCCCGTCCTTCATCACGCGCCCAAGGCCGTGCGCCATGACGGCGCGGCTCATATCAGGAAGCGAGTTAACAGCCATGCCGCCCAGGCTAGTCATGTACGACAGGCTTCGCCCGGTGCGAGCGGTTCGCACCGCCCAATGGTTTGGGTCGTTCGGCTGACCGTAGGTGCCACGCAAGCGGTCACGTACGGCCTCGATGTCGATAATGTCGCTGTCACGTTCTTTTGCTAAAGAGGCGGAAATCTGTTCTTTGGCTTTTTCGTAATCTTCAACGTACTTGCCAGCCTCGGCAGCTTCCAGCTTCTTGCGGTTTGCAGCGCCGTATTTGCCAGCCTTTACGTCAGCGTCAATCGACGCAATGCGGTTTGCATATTCAGCCCGCACCTCGTCGATTTCCTTAGTCATGTGCGTGCTGCCAAACTCGCGGGCCAGTTGAAGGTCGGGCACTAGGCTTTGCACATACCGCTTGGCGACAAGCTCAATATCGTTCTCAAGGAACTCCTCAACCAGCTCGTCGGGAATGTCGAACACGCGGGCCTTCAACGGAAAAGCGGTCGTGCTTTTTCCGCCAGAGGCAACGGCGGTTTCGTTCAAAACATCATACGGCAAACGCCCTGCGGGGGTGCCAAGGATGCGGTCTGTAATCTGCGAGGCAACAAAACGCAAATCGCGAGTGCTGTCCGGCGCTTCTTTCTTTACGAGCCAGTCGCGCACAATGCGCTCGAAGTCGGCACGTTTGCGCACGATTTTGTCCGCATCCCACGAACGTGTCAGGTACGACGTTGCCGTGGTAACGTCCACATCGTCGGCGAGCAAGCCAAGTTTAATCGCCTCGTCTTTCAGCGGGTCAAAAACCTGCGAGCGAAAACGTTTTGCGGCGGCTGCTACTTCGGGAATCTTATGCTCGTCCCCACGGCGCATAGCGCGGGCAACTTCCGTTTTGAACTCATCGTAGCTCAGTTTGCCGCTTTTCTTCGCCGCCCCAATCGAGGCCAGCATGTCTTTGCCCACGATGGGCGAAACAAAATTGCCGCCGCCACGATACTTGACAAAATCCTGGTCAAGGCTTTGCAGCGCAACTGCCAGAGGGTACTTGCGCTTCTTAATCTCAGCCTCGACGTTTGTGCTCGGCGAAGCGATGCCTTGGCTGTTCTTTTCATAGGTAAACGGGTTGTTCATCATCCGCTGTTGCAGAATCCGCGTTTTCAGCGACGGGCTGCCAGCCATGCGCAAAGCCGGAGTCATTTCTACCTTTTCAAAACCAAAGGCAGACTTTAGCTTTTCTTCGGCCAAGGTCGAACGGCGAACGCCAGCGGAGCTAAGCGTCTGATTCAGGTCTTTTACCAGCGCCCCCTCATTCATGGCAAAGCCACCCGGTTGATACGGGTCGTTGCCTTCCGGCAGGGTCAGGTTGCGCTCAAGTTGCGCCTCGATGTCAGAGGAAACCAAAGCGCGGCGGGCCACATAGCTGGCACCAGCGCCCAGCATACCGCCCACAAACGCCGATGCGGCAATGTTGGTTGCGCTTTCGCCAAAGTCACGGGTAATCTGCGTAGCTTGCAAGGAAGCCTCAGCCGCCGATACCGAACCAGCCGTTGCTGCCGCCGTAACCGCAGCGCCCTTCAAGATGCTTCCGCCCGTGCGATAGGTCTTATACGCCACGCCACCAACGGGAATCAGGTTAATCGGGTCAAGGATACCAGCGGCCATGTTGGCCGCAATGCCAGACCAGCCTGCTTCAGCAAGAACGCGCTTGTCGTTCAATTCCTGATCAATTTTTCCCTTAATCGCCGTCACGTCATCCAGCGTGTTGGCGTAGGCAAACGCATCGGTGTGTTCTTCGTACCCAGCAATGTCCTTAAACGGGTCAAAGTCAGGGTCAATCGGCCCAGAAGGGGCGTTCAGCATGTTGGCAAAAGATGCAACCGTATTGTTCTGGCGAAACGCAGCGGGCAGCGCATCAAGAAAGCCGGGGCCCTCTTCGGCCTGTCCCGGCTTCGGCTGCTCGTCCTCGCGGAAAACCCACGACGGCGTAACGGTCGGCGTGTCTTTAATTGCCATTTTTATTTACCTTTTTCTTTACGAGACTTGGTCTCATAAAGGTCTATCATTGATAGGCCTACCGGCTCAAAGCTCAATTCTTTTTCAGATGACTTTTTTTTAAGTGCTTTAAGCTCGTCAAGCATTTCGGCTGGCATTGATTTTAGCCCTTGCTCACGTGCCTTCTTTTCAAAGCCCTCAATCTTATCAAGCAAATCTTTGTCTTTAATGCGTTGAGCCTCATAAAGGTCAACCATTGATGGGCCTACCGGTTTAAGGCTAAACTCTTTTGCCATCTTTTGAAGGTTGGCACGGGCTTCTCTCTGTTCTTGCGCCTTCTCAACCGCCTTGCGCCGCTTCGTTTCAACGCTCGGCTGATACCGCTTGCCTTGCACAACTTCAAAAACGCCGTCAGCGTTCTTTACCAAAATGGGGTAATCCGGCTGTCCACGCATCGCACCGCGCTGGGTAAAGATGTCGCTGCCCAAAAGCACGTCGCCCGTTTCGACATTCTCAAAGCCAGGCAGCGAACGCACCGAATCAATAAGGTCGTCGGCCAACCAATCCGTGTCATCGCCAAAAGCGTAGTAACGCTCAGGGGCGTACTTCATCAGGCGCTTTGTGCCGTCCACGTTGGTAACTCCCCACGACTTTGCAATGTCGCGGGTGGCAAGCTCGCGGGCCTTTTCCTTATCGCCCGTGTTCACATACCAGTCGCGGAACACGGCTTCAAAATCACCGCGCAGCGCAAGGTTGGTGCCGCCAGCCATCACCGAAGCAGGCTCGTCAAAGGGCAAAATGGTTTCAAAGGCGGTCGTCGCCCAATCTTCGTACTCTTGGCCCAGCTTCATCAGGTTGACTTCGGCCTCACGCGCCTGACGAATCGACGTGTTCGCCGGGTCGTGCAGTTTGCGGGCACGCTCCACGGCCTCGGTAGGCTCAACACCTGCACGCACAAGGTCGCGGATTTCCAAGCCAAGCGCAATGTCACGCTTTTCAAACTCACCGCTGATGTTAGTGTTCACTAACAATTCATCCAGCAGGTCGGCAGCAGCGCCCGCTTGCTCCGGCGAGCCAGCGCGGAACGAGGCAATAATGTTGCCCTTCACCGTCTTTGGCAAAACCCCGGTCGTCTTAACAAGGTTCGTCAGCGCGGCACGCTGTTGCTCAACGGGCAGGGCTTCCACGGCGGGCATGACGCGAGTGCGGTAGTATTCGTCCACCGCTTTCTTGTCCTTTGCGTCCACCGGGTTCAGCAAGGTTTCGCCGGCAACGGCGGCAGAAACACGCTCCATGGAAGCGACCACGCTTTCCGTGTCGGCCCGCTGTTTGTCCAGCTTGATAATCCGATCGGCGCGAGCATCGGCGGTCATCGCGCCCTTGGAATAAAGCTCTTCAATTTCCTGCTCGGTCGCCTGGCCGCGAGAGATTTTAATATCCAAGTCCGAAATCGTTTGGGCGTACTGCGCCTTAATCTCTTCTTGGCGCTGGGCTTCGGCGGCACGGGTCAGGGCCAGGTCATCGTTGTAGGCGGCACGCAGGCGGTCAACCAAGCGGTCTTTTTCCTGCGGCTGCAACGGCCCACCATCGCCGTCGGCAATGGCTTTAATGTAGCCCAGCTTGTCGCCGCTCTCGTCCAGCCCAGCCAGAACCGTGGCCTGATAAAGCTCCTTTTGAAGCCCAACCCGCTTTTGCTCAGCCTCAGCCGGCGCAATGGCGCGTTGCGCCACAAGGCTGTCCAGATAAGCGTTTGCCTTGGCGATGTTCTGGGCCTGCAACTGGCGGTCGGCATCCGTCTTGGGAACACCAATCTTGATCGCCGCATCGGTCGCCAACTCAAACGCAGCCGCCGTATTCTTCTGATTCAGCGTGCGCTGTTCTTCTTCGTAGCGGCGGGTGGCGTTCACGTAGTAGCCGCTGGCCGAACGCTTCAACTGCGTTCCGATGCTGGGTTGCAAATCTTCCGGCAAGCCCTCGACCACGCCCTTGATGTAAGCGTCCATCTGCTCGCCAAGGGCGGCAGGATTCAGCTCACGGGCGGCAAGGTCGCCAAGGGCCTTGTTGGTCTCAACGTCAAGGTTTGCCACATACGACGAAAGCGCACCATCACGAAAAGACTTGTCAAAAATGGTCGTGGCTTCATTTACCGAGGCGGGGTCAAAGCCCGGTTCAGCACCAGCAATTTTACCAGCCTGCTCGCCCCGCTCTTGCGCCATGGTGTCAAGGGCACGATTCGTGCGCTGCACAACATCTTCCGCCGTGCGGGCGACGTTCGACCACATTTGCGCGGCAGAACGTGCGCCAGAAGGGTCAAAAACCTGAACATTGCTAAAATCGGCTCCAATCGACGGGTCGAACTTGGGTACACTCATCATCAACCCCCACGTTTTAAGGTCGTGCCAGCAAAGTCAAGCAGGCTAGTCCCAGCGCTGAAAAACCCCTGCGTCAAAGTCGTGCGCTTGGCCTTGCCAAGGTCGGCGCTTTCAGCCCGCATGGTGCCGATGTTTACATCCCGCAAGGTCGCCGCTTGGCGCGATTCACGCGCCGCGTTCGCCAGGCTGTCCTCGCCCAGCGCAGCAATCGAACCGCCACCCGAAACACCGCGGCCAGCAAACAGCGCGGATTGCGTCGCCAGAACCCGGCGCAAGCGCTCTTGGCGCTGCTCTTCTTCAATGGCCGATTTAACTTGCGTCGCCTTAATTTGCAGGTCTTTGTTCGCCTGTTGCGCCGCAATACCTGCCGCCGCCGAACGGGCCGACATAATCGAGCCAACCGCCTGACCGGCAGCCGCAACCCCGGCAGCAACACTCAGGGCCGTTGAGCCAGCAGCCGCGCCACCAGCGCCTGAAAGAAGAGTACCGGCAATCGCTGCTTCTGCCATGTTAAGCCCTCATTCCGATTGTTATCGCTTTGATCTTGAACTCAAGCGGCTCGGTTTGTGTGATTGTAACATAAGGCTCACGCCCATATCCACCCATATAAGACTTGTACCAGCCGTCTTGCGTCTGGGGCGGAACACCAAACACATCCTCCGACGTGTTGTCCACCTCGACCTTGTAAGTAGATGTCCCGTTGGAAATGGTGTAGTCCCGCAGGCCTTCGCCCAGGATGTTCACCCACGCGATGCCACGCAATTCGCCAGTCATCAGGCGGCCATTGATGTTTACGTCAGGATACAGCGGCGAAAGCTCGGCGTAAAACGGCCGGCCAACCTCAATGTCAGACACCGCCTCAGACGACGTAATCGACCCGCTCGACGGCGTTGCGTCATTCAGCATGTACTTGTCCCCACGAACAGCGCAGGACACGCCATTCAGGTGCCCAAGGCCGCCCCACGATGTCGTCGGCGACCCGTTGGTGGCCCGCACGCTTGAATCCATGTAATGCGCCGAATTGAGAACCTCAAGGTAGCGGGTACCGCCACGGTTTACCAAGAAGTAAACCTCAGACCCAAGAGCCGCAGCGTCCTCGAAATTGCCATCCGTGTTAAACAGCGAGAACGCCAAGAAGTTTTGCGACCGGCGCGTACCCATAACGGCGCAGGTTCCCGTGGTGTTCACGATGTAAACGTAGTCGCTGGCAAAGCCACCGCCACTACGGCGAACCGCCATGGCAACGGGCGTGCTGATAAGGTGCGAGGCTAGGTCAGTTACCGATTCGGCGCTGTACGACGTTTCCAGCTCGTTGTACAGGAACCGTCGAATAGTGTTGCCGCTTTCTTCGCAAAAGATGGTCGAGCCATCCACCGAGATGGGACGAACCTTCGACGAACCATGATTTGTCTGGCGCGAAATCTCGAAATTATCCGGGGTAAAGCCGATCTGCGTCGAAGCCCCACGGGCGTAGAACTCACCGCCCGACGTGAAGATTTGCAGGTCACGGCCAGAAACGATGTTCTGAATCGCGTTTACTTGATTGTCGTCGATGTCGTACTCAATGGCCTGGTTATCCAGCCCGGCCCCAGTATTGAAATCAAAAAAGCTGCCCGTCGTGCTGGCCCACACGGTTTGCGGCAAAGACTTCGAGCCACCAAACCACAACCGCCCTTGGTGGAACGTCACAGAAACGGGCCAGCCACGGCTGGCGCTCCACACATCTTCCGTCGGTTTGCCGCCCTGCGTCACGGTCGTCACCGAAAGCCCCATGTTGGCGGACGAAACGATGTTTTTTACAATCATGGCCGACCAGTTACGGCCACCGTCTTGGCCCGTAAAAGTAACCTCAAAAATGCCGCCGCTAATGTGCGTGCATGTCGTGTCGTTGCTCACGATGCTGAGGGCACGCAAAGCCGTTTGAATACGGGATGCCGTCGTCGGTTCGTGGTTATCAACAACTATTGCGTCGGTCAGTTCGCCCTCAAGCTCCAACTGAAACGTATCGTTTGCGTTGGAATAGCTGAACGTTAAACGCTGAACCTCGTTAGTCGGCGAGCCAGCCGTATCCGGAAAGTTGCGCTTAGAAATGTTCACGAACGACACATTAGCCGCCGTCCAAGCGGTATCCGACGTGCGCGTAATCTCAATCGGCTGAAAGTCCGGATGAACGATAAACAGCTTGTCGGCGCTTTGCGTAAAGTTAAACTGCGTCAGCCGCGCCGTAGTAATGTTCGTAATCGGCGAGGACGTAACCGCCGTTTGGTAAACCCCGTTTTTGTAAACTTCCATGCGTGCGTTCGTGAACAGCAGCATGTACTTCTGAACCGTGTTAAACTCAAACGGAACAAGCCGACCAGCACCAGCCGCCGTTGCAATGTACTTCAACCCCTCACGGCGAACAGCCGGGCCTTGCGGTGTGATGTACACATTCCGCGCCCGCCGACACGCCCGGAAATAGGCTTCGGTATCAACGCGGGCGTAAACGTCCGGGGAAAGCTCACCACCGCCGAACGTGACTTGCTGAACCTTAATCGCCATACTAAGCCCTCTGGTTCAGAATGTAGTAATTCACAGGTTCCACGGTAATGTTCGGCTGGGCCTTGCTGTCAATGCTACGGGCAGCGGAAAGGGCCACGCGCGCGCGACGGTCAAAGATTTCAGACTTATTAATGTCGTCCGCCAGCGAAGCGGCAAGATCTACCGCAAGGGCGTGAACAAGTGCGTCGATAAAGTAAGCGGGCATCTTGGGCGTTTCCACGTCCGCAACGTATTCCAGCTTCAACTCGTTCGCATCCGAGTAAATCCGGTCTTGGTAAACCAAATAATCTAGTTGCGGCGTGTCCGAACGGAACAGGGTCACAGGCTCCGGGTCGGTCGGGTAAAGATAAATGTAAGCCTTGTCAAAAAGCGGTGTTTCGCCGTCCACACGCGAAAGTTGCGTCTGCACCATGGCAAAACGCCACGGGTGAATCGAAAGGAGCTTTAGGCGCACAACGTCCCAGCGTGCCTTAACCAGCGCGGCTTCACGAGTGTCGTCCTCGAACGAGGCAAGCGTGTCAGCCCCGATAAGAAGCAAAGCCTGGTTTGCAATTTGTTCTTTTGTGAAAGCCATGCGCCAGCCCTCTTTTTCAAAGATTATACAGGAAATGAAAAGGCGGGGCAATAACCCCGCCTTCCCATGCACAGCGTTTTTTAGTCGCTGTTCGTGGTCGAATCGGCAACGCCGTTGGTCACGTCCACGACGCCGTTGGCGCGGGTGGCCACGACGAACACGACACGTTGACCGGCAACGTTGGTCAGGATTTGATCGCCGACCGCAATGATATCAAACACAGCGTTAAAGTAACCGCTGGTGTTGATAACGTTTTGGTCATCACCATTAGGGGCGGCATACGCAAACACGCGGGGCGCGTTCGTGAAGCCTTCGCTGACGAGTTCAAAGTTAGCGCGAGTGAAAGGCATATTCCATTCCTCCGATTAGGCTTCTTGAGTGGTAATCTTAACGATACCGCTGTTGTCAATCGCCACGGCATTGCCCGAGTACATCGCGGTAGCGACATACGAGGCCAGACGCGGGTCATAGTCAACGCGGGTCGAAAGATCCATCGAGGCGATAGCACCAATGGCTTCGCGGTGGAACGCAAAGCAAGTGCGGTTCAGGCCAGCCTTGGGCAGGCCGCCTTCAACCATGTCGCCGATGGTAACAACGCGGAAGCCCATGAAGGTGTTTACTTCACCAGTCATCAGGGCCTTCACGTTGACGTAATCGGCATTCGTCGCCTTGTCATCGCCCAGCAGCGACTTCAAGCCGCTGGCGTGAATCAGCAGGGTGCGGCCTTCCATCGGCACGTTTTCCTTGCTCAGAAGGAAAGCGGCTTGACGAATGGCATCAACCGTCAGGTCACGCGGGGTGCCGCTGATATCGTTGGCAACCAGCAGCGAGGTGGTCGAGGCGTTCATGGCATCAATCGCCAGTTGGTCAACGCGACGCTTAATCGACATCACGCACGACTTGGCAACTTCGGTGATTTCATCGAAGTTTACTTTGGCTTGCATGAATACGTTGCTCGCCTCTTGAACGATCCAGTCACGCGACGTGACGGTCACGCCCACGCGGGTGGGGTTTTGCAGGGGAACAACCGAGCCGGGGATATGCTCGTGAGCCAGCGAGCGACCGAACACAGGAAACTGCGCGGTAGCACCGTTAATCCGGCGGGCACGAACGAGACTGGTAAGGTTGGCACCTTCAGCTTGATACAGGTGCTTGACCTTCGTATCAAACTCGGTGACAGCCAATGCACTAAGATTAATCGACATAGCTTTACCTCAATAAGTTTTTTTCTGTTCTCTTATCGAAGCCGGGTAAGCCATAAGGGGCCGGATTCTTGCTCATTAGAGCCATCATGAAAAGCAAACGGGCCGCTAGGCGGGTAAGCGCTTACTTACTTCATGTTTGTAAGCGTATACTAACCTAGCGGCCCGGTCAACTTACTTTACTTGAGAAAGCAGGGCGTAGTACTCTTTTTGCAAGTCAGCGCTTCCGCCGATCTTATCAACCCCGTGCTTTTCAAGGAAAGACAGCGCAGCGGCCTTGGGGTCGGCAGGCGGGGTGTTGCTTACGCCTTCAGCCGGAGAGGGAACATCCTTCGACTTGCTCAACTGGTACAGCTTGTGCGCCAGCTTCACGCCAGCCGCCGACGAGGTGATGGCTGTCAAAGCGTCGCGCTCTTCTTCCGTCAGAGACTTGCCAGCAAAGTCTTTAAGCTCGCCCAAAATCTTGTCGCCGTCCGGGCCAAGGGCTTCAAGCTCACGCTTGGTGCGCTCACCAATGGCTTTCTGGTCGGCCTCAAGAACGGCCTTAAAGAAGTTCTTTGCCATGTCGTTGCTAATACCCATGCCCTTAAACGCCTCAAGGGCCACGGGGACAAGGTGCGAATCCGGCATTTGAAAATCCGAGAAGTCGTACTTCTCCGGGGCGCTGTACTTGCTCTTGTAATCGTTCAGCGCGGTGTCGCGCTCACGAACCATTTTCGACAGCTCCGAGTACCCATTTTCCAAGTCCTCGGCCGTCTTGTACTTACCCGCAAACAGTTTTTCTTCAGTCATGTTTAACCCCTTTTCATCATTTTGAGAATGGCGCGATACACGTTATTCTCCCCGCTTTGGAACGCCATGGTAAGCCCCATTGCGTGCCCATCGCCGCCAGCGGGAAGAGACAGGTCGCGGTCAACGGTCAACTTGCGCAAGTGCTCAAGAACAACCTTACCGTCCTGCGTCTCGAAAAGGCGGGCATATGCCGCCTTAATGCTTTCATGCTTGTCCAGCATCAACCTGCCCCAGAGCGCTTTCAGCGCGTTGACGTATCTCTTCATACTCAGCTTCCGTCCTTACAAGGTTAGGCGGCAGCTTCAAGCGCTTTGCCGCCTCACGCACAAACACGTCCGACTTCACCAGCATCATGGCAACCTGCGGGCCAAACGTCGCAACGATAATTTCCATCAGCGTGCGCATGGCGTTCAGCTCTTCCTGATCCTGGGCCATCGCAATCGGGCTGATATGCGCAATGTTAATAATCTGCCCATCAACCCGGAACTCGCCAAGGTCAATCAGGTCAAGCTCGTCAAGGTAGTACAACAGCAGGTTCACCAGAGGAACCACCAGCTCGTACTGCAAGCGGCCAAAGGCAGAACCGATGCGCTTCGACAGCTCTTGCTGGCGGTACGCAATTTCGGTCGCGCTCTTCACCGGCAAGTCAATCGGCCCCAGCGGGTCGGAGAACGTCATCTGGCGAATCGCGTTCTGAACGTCGGCGAAGATAAACTGAGCCACGTTAAAATCGCCAGCACGAGGCAGCGCGGCAATCGAGGGGCCGGTCAACTGCGAGCCGTTGCTGCTCACCGGAATAATCGCGCCAGGCGCAATACGCAGGTTCGCAATGTTCACCACGCCGTCGTCCACCGCCGTGTAAGCCCCGGCAACCGACAGGCTGGCGTTTTTAAGCACTAGCTCCTTCACCGCGTTCAGCGACTTCACATCCGCCAGCGCGTACAACGCCGGGCCGCGACCGCTTACCTCGCCCGTCACCTTCGACCAGCGGGCGCCAATAAACGGCGACATCTCCATCTGGCGCGAGACGCAAAACTCTTCCTTGTACTTCTCGCAAATCACAAAGTACTGAAACCCACGCATCTTGCGGGTGGCAGGCTGCTTCGTTTTCCGATCCAGCTTAACAATCTCAACGTCCGTCGGAACCACGCCCTCGATGAACGTGACCGACTCGCTTTCCTTTCCAGCGTAATCCTGAGCCATCCGCTCCGGCATCTGGAAGTCCGGCCACATCTTCTTTAGATTGCGGAAGGGAACCTCGCGCTCGAAGAAGAACGAATCAAGGTTGCCATCCGCACCCTCTTCGTACCAGACCTTCGACAGCGGCACAGGGGTAAAGCGAAACGGCTTCTGCTTCGTCCCCTTCCCCACATGCATCACGCCAGTCCCAAAGAACACGCTTCCCAGCACCTCGGCAATCGACGTGTCAAAGTTGCTGTTCCGAATCCCGGCAAACATGATTTCCGAAATCTGCTTCAACTGGCGAGCCGCATTCGACTTCACCGCGTCCGGTACCAGCGGGCCGGGCTGCAAGTCAATCCAGTCCTTCATCGGGGGGAAGATGCTCGACTGGATGTTGCTCACAAACTTCTGGTAAGCATCTACCGCCGTGCTGTCAAACACACGGCCAAAACCATTTCGCTTCTCGCCTTCCGTGCGGGCGTTAAACGTCTCCATCTGCGGAAGGATGTACTCGTAGGCTTCCTTATAGGTCGTGTCAAACATTTGCTTGCGCTTCTTGGCAGAGGCGGAAAAATGCAGAATCTGACCGACTTCAAACATGGAAACCCCTCGAAAATAGAGGCCGGGGGCCGAAGCCCCCGGACAATGCGTTAGCGCGGCTGACGGGCGCCCAGCAGCTCGTACACGCGGATCGTCACCGAGTCCGCGCCAGTAGCAACCGTACGGGCTTGCAGCCAACGGGCCACGCCGATGTCGGCGTTACGCACCGGGGTCGTCGCCGAAACCGCGTTCAGCAGGGTCGGCGAAATCGCACCGGCAGCAGTCGCCGACACGTCGGCGTTAATCACCACGGTCAGCGACGGCGAGGCACCGGTGCTGGCAGCGTGAACAGCCGTAATGGCCGACTGGTCGATTTGCAGAATGGCCGACGGGGTCGTGCCCGAAGTCAGGGTCACCGTCGAAACACGGTACTTACCATTCTCCAGCAGCGAAGTCGTCCAAGCGGCCTGAGCATGAGCCGAACCCGACATGGCAACCATGGCGAGGGCGGCGAGAGCGAGGATACGAAGCATATTAGCCTCCTAGTTTTTCAGTTACACCAAGTTCGCCACCCGCGGTTGCGAACAACAGAGAACGCCGACCGCTACGGCGGCGACGGCGTTCAATCTCATCTTGATTAGCGTTGGCAAGCTCGTTGGCTCGCTGCGCGGCTTCCTGCTCCTGACGGCGCAAAGCGTCCATCTGGGCTGACTGGTCAGGCCCTTTAGGCTTCTTTACAATGTCCCCCATACAGGCGACCTCCGGCTTTTGCCAAGCTCTTCTTTAATCCTTCCGGCGTAAAGCAAAACGCGTCTAGCCCTAGCACCGACTTCACAACACTAACACAACTGGGTATCGCGTTGCTAATGTTTCTTGACGAGGCCGGGTCAAGGCTGATAAACCAAACCTCCCGCCCGTTCTCCACATGCGCGTCCGCTACATCCAAAGCGTCGGCCTCCGCCACCGTAATTGCCACATGGCTATGCGTCGGCTCCACCACCACCACCTGATTCCCCGCCTGCGCGAAGCACACCACATGCTGGCGCGTAAACAGCTTCATCCACCATGTCGGGGATTCTGAGATGTTAAAAGATACGAACCAGAGCATCAAATCCACCCATCGGTGTTAAAGAACGACGCCTGAGGCTTCTGACTCTCGCCACGTTTCGCCAGCTTCAACTCACCGCCACCAATCAGCGCATACTGCAACGCCTCATGCACGTGGCTGTACTCGTTCTTCTCCGGCTGCTCGCTGTACTTATCCCCGCCACCAGCCGTATTGAACTTCTTAAACTGGTACCCCCCGTTAAACCCCTTACGCAACAGGTTACACACCGACGAGAGCAACAACGCGGGCTTCCCTTCCACCATCCGGTTCAGCACCGCCAGCACCGCCTGAATCCGAGGGCCCGTCCGGAAACCATCCATACACGGGCGCACCAGAATCCCAGCCTCCGCCAGGATCTCAAAATACGTCCGCTCGTCGCTCGTCGCACGCTGACCCCCAGCCGGGTCGCCCCAATACTGAATCCGGCACCCGTTGAAATGCAACGCCACTTCCTGCTTCAACAGTTGCGCAAAACTCACCGCGCCCATCGACCGCGCCGCTACCTCATGCACCACATGCCAACGACCACCCGGCACGCGCTGCACAAACACCGCCGCCGGAGAAAGACCCGAACAATCCAAGCCGCAAATCGTCTCAAACTCCGGCTTCACGTCCAGCTTCTTCCCAGCAAAATGCAGGTCATCGTTCCAAGACTTGTCATACACCGCCAAGCCTTCCTTGATGTACCCGTACTTCCCATGAACGTAAACGTCCACCCACTCCTTCGTCTTACCCGCCGACAACGTCTCGTAATACCCCGGCGGCAAGTTGCTCACATTCTCCGCCTCGTCCGACAACCCGCTCGGCTGCTTCCAGAACTTCCAGCCCTGGGGCGGCTCTTCCTCCGATGCCCTATACCACCAATGCCGATCGTCCGGCGGGTTCGTATCCGCAATCACCCCGTACCACGTCGCGCCAACCCCATCCCGCTTGCTCGGATACCGACCCACCCGGCCAGTCCCCGCGTCAATAATCTCCTTCCGAAGCTCCCGCGCTTCGTTAAACCAAATCCCCGTGCACTCAAACGACAACAGCTTCTTCGCATCCTCCGGCGTATCCAGCGCCAGAAAGATAACCTCCGCCTCGACATCGTTAAACCGCAACTTGTGCGTATACGGCGGCTTCGCCGTCATGTGCCCAAAAATCTCAGGAGGAAACCAATCCTTCCACGTCTTGATCGTCGTCGTCTCCAACTGCGGCAACGTATTCCGCACCACCAACCAACGCGACCGCCGAACCCCATCAGGCCCGGCTTCCTGACGACACATGCGCATGAACATCTCCATCACGCACATAACGCTCTTCCCAGACCCAATCGGCCCCATTACCCCACGGAAAAACGAATCGTCCCCGTGAAACAACCGGGCCGTCTTGCTCTGGGAATAGTTAATCGACTTTGTTTTTGTCATTGGTTAATACCCAGGTTAACAACTCATCCGCCTGACACGGAATACCATCCGCCAAGACAGGCTTACCCTCGCCTAAATACTTCCACCGCCAAGCGCGGGCAAAATACTCAAGCCTCTCCTGAAACCCACGCGCCTGACCCGACAACGCCTCGTGACACGCCCGCGCAACATCAATATCCGACATTACAGGTAGGTCTCGCTCAACTACCTTGTACCAACTCACCTGACACCAATCCTCGGTCGTCATGTCCCCGGCCCGAACCCGCATGGAAAACGGCGTCAGCTTAAAACGAAACTCAATCACGTCATCAGGGGAAACATCACTTGGTTTCATCGGTAACCTCGATAATGGG